GCGATCGAGCGCTTGTTTCAACAAAACAGGAACAAGTTTCTCCGCCCGTGACTTTACGTTGTTGAGCAAAATTTGGGCGACTTTTTCACTGTTATCCCAACGACGAGGGTCCGCGGAATTCCGCTTGTAAATCCGGGCTTCCAACGCTGCGAACGTCTTATCTTTTATCAAATTTTGTTTGATCCCATTTTCAACAAAAGACATGATATCATTTTTCCACTTATCGGTTAATTCCATTTTACGCGCTGTAAGTTCCTTTGTTAAATTCGAGGTTACCATCGGCCGCACAAGACTATCGTGCTTGGAAATATAATTTGTGTTGAAATACTGGGCATCCCGCTGTGCGTACTGAACATCTTTGTCGTTTAGGTCCACTCCGCGGTTGGGAACTAATGACGGTCGTGCTCCTGGAGTCGCCGCGGCTTGCTCTCCATACCCAAGTTTGTTCTTCGCTGTTCCCCACCAATCAGACATCTGGAGCGCATAGCCGCCCAACTTCGCCGCAAGTTTTGCCGCGCCTTCGTGATCGCCCGCATCGAGTTTCGCCTGGTATTCGGAAGCCACTCCCCGGACGGAGTCAAAGAATGAACTGAATTTTCCATCAGTGACTTCATCAAGATGCCCTTTCGTAATTCCCGAAGCGACTGCAGTATAGTCACGGGGGAGCGTTTCTTTCAGCAGTTCCAGCGCGTTACTTGTGAGCGAGATAAACGCTTCCGGTCCTGCTTCGTCCTGAAGAAGGCCCGCCAGCAATTCACTTTGCTGCGTCGCATCGCCGGACCTGAATTGTTCCATCTCACGGGCGAAAGCTTGCGACTGTTCATGCGCGACGCGCATATCCTCGACACCGCCAGGAAAAAGTTCTGTAATTTCCTGAACAGCTTCGCGGCTTCCAATCGGAGATGACTTAAATCCATTGAGTTCTCCATAAGTTTCTTCGAGCCACTTCTTCATCGGTGCGGAAACATTGCCGTGGTCGAGCAAACCTTTCAGTTCCGCGGGGGCGGTTTCATACCACTCAGGACGCGCAGGTTGTTCTCCTGCCGCACCGCCTTCGGTTCCCGACGCCCCAGGAGCAGCGGGATCAGTCACCCCCGTGCCCGATCCGCCGGCGGCAGGAGAACTTTCATCAATCAACGAATTTCCAACACTCTCCAGGATATCGAGATTTGATGCTCCTGAATCATAAATCGAACTTCCTGTGTCTGCCGCTGCTGCGGCGCCGGGGGTTTCGGGCGTCATTGTTGTTCTCCTTGTTTTTTGTCTTTCTGGTCCTTCGGATCAGGCTTCGGCGGGGCCGTAGCCTTCAAATCTTTCTGCATAGCATGCTGCACTTGAAAATCCTGCGGGCTGAGGTGAATACCCTGTTTCTCTAGTTCCTGCGCGATCGCTTCCGGCGGCATTTTGTCAAGTGGAACGTTGATCGAAACTTTTGCCGGCGGAGAATTCTGCGCCGCAAGAGCCTGCATGCGCTGCTGGTGTTCCTGCGCGTGCAAGATTACATTTTCATAACCTTCCGGATTATTTTCTGCGGCGTCCATTCCCGCATCTGAATTTGCCCATTGCCGGCATGTGGCAAATTCCATGTCGTCATGATCCAGAGGCTTGATCGGAACGGAGGACTGCATTCCAACAACCGCAGCCTTTGTCGGATCAGGTTCATTCGGGTCTTTCATCGGTTCAGGCCCGACTCCAGGGGCCAGCATCATTTCAATTTCTTTCAGTTGCTTCAACCTGGAATCTTCTCCGGCCACAACCCAATCCGTCATTCCATAGACATTCTTGATATATGCCTGATTCGCGGGTTCCTCAAGATCAGCGGCGAGCATCGGATTCTTTTCCGCCATTGCGATAAACTTTTCAACAACACTTTGCTCGTCACTGAATAGTGTCGGATACCCGTCATCCGCTTCCGCGTATACGTTGAAATTACCTTTGCGAATGGCAATAGGATTAATTGCCTGCGGTTTCTTCGTCGGGTCTTGTGTGGATAGCGTTATATCTTTATTACGGTTGTTCGCAAACTCACGAACTGCGTTGTACATGGTTTTTTCATAAACCGATTTCAACCGGCGGTAAAAGAACGCCACACGTCCCATGGACTGCTGCAACTGCATCTTATAGCCAGACGCCGTTTTGTCGGCGACACCCTCCGCCTGGGCGCCCACAAGTGCCGGAAATATTCCCGTAAGGAATTGCCCAATTGGGCCGGCCAGGGCGTCCAGGCGAGAGATCAATGCTTCAGGAACTTGTGCGGCTTGCGGTTGCCAGAACAAATCTCCAATCGCCGCCAACTGGTCTCTAAAATTTACAGGAACGAATTGAGAAACTTTCGCGGTCATTTGCTGTACGGCCGCTTTGTTGATTGCTTTCGCATCATGGAAGATCGGAGGGATGCCAAAAACAAGGTACTCATGAAATAGATTGGACAAGATATTAATCTGGTCCTGCACGTCGACAAACGGTTCACCAATTCCCGGACGAGCCATGCCACGGCCTTCTGTAGCTGATTCCACTGACCAATGATCGTCCATGTTCTCATTCGCGGCGGCTGCGAAGCGGGCGCCGACCCAGTGCACTAAGGCACCTTGAGGGAAACGCTGCAACAGCCGGCCGCGAATCTTTTCATCGTCAATGTACCAGAAGCAGGACGGACGCATCCACATGCGCAACACCGTGGTTATATCTTCCATCGCATCGGAAGGCATGACTGGGGCGATGTTTCCACGAACCGCGGCTCTGAACAACCGGGCAAGCACATCGTCATCCCGCATATCCGATACCGACGGAATTTTTCCTTGAAGCCACGGGTAGGTCGCGTGAGCCTTCGATTTCGGAATGTCAGTAAACAAACACAAATAATCCATATCGGACTGGCTGTCCGCCCACATAGGAACTGAAACGTCAAGCGCTCCATGAATTGAAATTACCGGCCGGCTCTTCGGGACATTTGTCAACTGTCCTGTTTGGGGATCGACTTCGTATCCGAACTGCGAACCATCTGTCACTTCCCGAACGTATGTGGCCATGAGGCCGCCGGTAAACCCGTGGTATGCGAGTTTAGAACAAAGCATCGGCGCATTGTTCCAGCGCGAAACAAGTTCAGAAGCCGAGGTAGCGTGCTTCGCGGATTCAATATCTTCACGGCGATTGGGGTCCTCAGGATGGAATGGAACCCCAGGAACGTTTTGCGCCGCCGTAGTCATAAATGACTCAGCATAACCTTTATAGAAATTCGTTACAAAGTCAAATGATTCTGCTTCGTAAGACTCCGCGGAAACGATCGAACCGTTCGGGCCAACGCCATTCCATTCCTGCTGCGAACCGTTCCAGAATATCTTTTGTTTCCCGAGATAGTACAATTCCGACCGGCCAGCCCTGTAGATTTGCATCCTGCGGGCTACAATGATCTGGCGGGCGCACTTCGTGAGAATCGTTTTGAGTGCCGCACATGCTTCTGGGTCTTCCTTTTCAAGGTCCGCCATCGACGCCTGCGGGTTCGGCACGCCCTGTGTCTGGGAATCTGTGTCGAGCGGGGCGACGTTACGCGCCTGGTCCAGCCGGCGCATAAGTTTCTCATCCGGCGGCGGAGTATTCGGATCGCGCAACGTCATCGCATTTGTGAAAGCAGCCATTAGTCTTTTTTCTTCAACTCCTCAACAATCTTCTTACCGGCTTCCGCCAGCTTGTTCAATCCTTCACGCGTCGGTTTCTGCTGTTTGCGGGCCAACGCGCGAAGGGCATGGACGTTTCGTCGTTTCATAGCTATGCCGGTTTGTCAGTTGGGTCGGGCTTATTCAGCGCTGCCTTCTGTTCGTCAGTCAACACGGGTTCGGCGGCCGGCGCGGGTTCAACAACCGGTAATTGTACAGGAGCCAATCCCTGGGCAGGGGTAGGCGCCGATGGCGCGGGACTTTTTTCAATAACGTCAAACCCAGAGGCTTCAAGCGCTGTTTTCATTTCCAGCACTGTCATGAAACGAATGACCGGAACAACTTCACGTTGCATCTGGGCTTGCTGCTCCTCCGGCGTGCAATCCATGAAATACAAATCGGCGGATAGAGGACCTTCCGTAGTCGCCATCACTTGCTGTACTTGGAATTGCTTGAGCAGTTTGCTGCAGCGCTCATGCTCGGCGGGACTAAGCGGAATGAACTGCACGCGAACCGTATACCCGCTTTGATCGCTTCTAAGCAGGGTTGCTTTGTTTTGCACTTGAATCTCCTTTAGGAGCAAATTTAGATTCTAATCGGCGTCTTTCACTTAACCAGTCGGTTGAAGATACGGGCTTCGGTTCCAATTCATTCTGTTCTGAATTTGACAGACGAACCCGAATCTCTTCAAATTTCTTGTCATACTCGTTACAGCGCTCTTCGAGTTGCTTGATAACATTACTCTGGGCAATGACAAAATCTTCGAGCGCCGCAGTTCGCGTCCAGGGCCAATTGAATGTAATCCACTTCAACTGAACCTCCTGTTTGGACGCGCCATTGTGTACGGCGTGTTATCCGTAGCCTGAACTTCTTCCCGCATCACGCGCTGCATGAAGTGCTGCCGGCTGGTCTGGTCTGTCAGATGCGAAACCCTGGACAGCACGCGCTGCTCAAGGGGCATCTGCGACGGCTGCAGCTTGCTCTTTAATCCATAACGCGCGGAATCCGCGGGATCATCCCCGTCGACCTTCAAAACATCTTCCGGGTTATCCGGGTCACGCGTCAATGTCGGCAGACATTCAATTAGTTTCACACAGTCACGATCAATGACCCAATATTGTTTGTCGAGCAACTGGTACATCAACATCCATCCACCAATGCGATCATTGTCGGCATGAAAGGCACGGGGCAGGCCGTGCTTTTCAAGCTCGTCGCTGATTTGCAGGCCGACGGTGTATGGAGAATCACGGCGATTGAACGCGTCTGGCGACAAGTAGATGTAATCGATTTTCTCGTCCAGGCCGTTCATTTTCGATTTCGTGGCGATTTCCTGAGCCAGCTCGCTGGGAGTCAACTTGCTCTCAACAAACTCTCGATAGGTATACACGCGTCCATCAGGCAACGTCGTGTGCCAGTAAACCGCTGCGTTATGGGCGAACCCCCAATCGATACTGACCCACTTCGAATACCAGGGCTGTACTTCAATACCGTGATCGCAATTGCGATCCTTTAGAAAATTATCAAAGAATGTTCCAATGTGCAAATCCCATACGCCCTCAAGAAACATCTGCCGCATGTGGGTTGGCAGGGCGCGCAGCGAATTCAAATAACCTTCATCGTTTGCGTAGATCGGATTATCCCAAATCAAGGCGCGTATGAACGCGTACTCCGAAGGATTGTACGGCGTATTCTCTTCCCAGGCAGCCGGTCTTTTCTTGTCAATCCATAATGACTTCACCCATTCGTGTCCTATGTTGCCTGGGTTCGTCGCGCCGGCCATGTTCGGAAACGAGCCGGCCACGGGGCAACGGTTGCGGCTGGTCAAGAACAGCCACTGCTTCAGCACAAACATAGTGAGCTCGTCGACTCCTATGAACAGGAATTCGCCGCCCTGGTATTGAAAGATATCTTTTTCATTTTCAGAATAGCCGAAGTAGGTCTTCGAACCGTTCGGCCATTTCATAATCTTGTCAGACTCGAGGTACTGGCCGCCGATCTTCGTCCATTGCGGAAGGATGTGCCGGCGAAAGCTTGAGATAATCGATTTCTCAAGTTCTTTGAACGAATTTCTTAATAGGAGCGAGTCCGACCCTGGAACTTCAGCCGCCTGAATACAGCAATCCTCAAGCAACGCCCGTGACTTTCCAGGGCCGGCTGCACCGCCGAACAGACGATACTTCGCAGGATTCCTATGGAATTCCTGCTGCCGTGGGAACGGCTTGTATGTCTCCGGGCTATTGGACGCTGGTATCAATTACCTTCTCTTTCCGTTCTGGTCGCTCGATATGATTGATGATCGTCAAGTTGTTATTCGTCACGCTGCCCGGGTCCTCACCCGTTTTAGCATAGGACCCATGCAGCCTGAAACTCATGTCCAGAGCCGCGCGCCGCGGTTCCCAGGCAACCAACGGATCGCTGTAAATGATTTCACCTGGTGCCATCGATTCGTTTCCTTCAGCGTCTTCAATGAGCATTCCATTTTGCTTGAAGACTTTCACTTCCGTCGCGTTCAACATCGGCTTCAGGTAGTCATTAATCAAGTTCTCTTGGTTCAATCCAACCCGGTTCATGATGTCAGGAGCCTTGCGCCTGATCCGTTCCAAAATTTCCCATCCGGCTTTGTTCGCGTTCTGCCCCGTGTAACCAGCCGCCTTATATGCTTCGGCAATAGTAGAACCCGCAGTCAAAGCTTTAATCAGAGCAATTTCCCGAGGCAAAAACTTCTGTTCTTCAACGGGATGTGCTATCCCATCGGCTCTTGGCCGGCCACGTCCGCGTAATCTCGGTTTTTCTTTACTCATTTCCTCACCACTACACGGCGTTGCCGGACTTCCTTGCAAGTACCGCAGCTAAATTTCTTTACCGAATCTTTAGGCTTGAACAAATTGCAGCAACCGAGTTCTTTACTGACTCCGCCAACAACCTGGACGATTTCACATTCCGCATCTTTCTTCGCACCGTCCAATTCCATGTAACCGGCGGCAACTTGCGAAACCTTGCTCACAGTGTCCGCCACAATTGCTCAATAAACTCAATCCCGTATCCAATGATGCAGAATACTTCAATCGCGATGATGATTCCCATCGCCAGCCACATACAATCGCCGATCGTAATCTTGTTTTGCTCCATCCCGTGCATCAGCGTTTCTTTCGAACGATTATTTTCTTCTTGCCCGCGTTCTTGGTCGAAGCAAAATCGTGAAGCTGGGAGTGCGACATGTTCAGCACACCTTTGTTCTTCGAGTACAGAGCGGAGGGATTGTGCTCGGCGATCGCCATCAGTCTTCGTTGCGATTCGGATTTCGCCGGCATAATCCCTCCTCCCTGTTAGTTCAGCGATCGGCATTCTTAGTTCAGGAATTCGAGCGATGCATCGAGAGCCTGCGCTCCTGGGTTGTTCGTCGCGCCGATTCCTTCGAACCATACGCTGATCCTGGCGTTTGTTGTCAGGTTGATAGAACCGGATGCCGCGACGGCAATATCCGCTCCATTCCTGACAAGCGTAGTCGCGCCGGCCGCCAGATTCTGAGTTGAATATCCGTTGACGAGCGCGGTTCCCGTCGCCCCAACTGTCAAAACCTTAACCGTGCAAGTCCAGGTTCCGTTGTATGCGGCGCCAGTTCCCGTGGCCGTGTCAAGCACGTCGCAAAGTTTTGTAGGAACTGAAGCGGTATTCGTTCCATTGGCATCCCAGGACACAACCAGGTGAGTTGAAGTATCGCCGCCATCCGTGTAGGTCCATTTGCCTGTGACCCTGAATTCGGCTCCAATGTAATTCAAACAGTTCGCTGGAAGCGACCAGCTCACCATAGGATTCGGAACCGTGGTTGCCGACGAACCGTTGATACCGCCGGCCGCCGAAGTCTGCACCATGTTCGCGGAAGTCAATCCGCATTGCCCCATGCGGTTTCCAGGAGAATATTTATAAGTAAGCGATGAATTGGTCATCGGATGCTGGGCTGTGATCGTCGCGGCCGTAGTCGCCAAAATTGGGTAGGTCATCGCCGTGCTGACCGGATACGTTGTAATCTGCGCTCCACCCGTGAACAGAGCGTCGGCGCCGTACGTCGAAGTCAATGAACAACTCGGAATCGGCGTTAGCTTTGAAAGCGTGCAGACACTTGAAGTCGGAGGAATCTGATAGGCAAGGGCGTACGTTCCGCCTGACAGCGAAAGATAGGGAACCCAACCGCATGCCCCCGTGTTTCCAGTAACCGGAGTGGCAATATCAATCGCTTTAGAAGCGACGGAAGTCCAGGTTGTGGTTGCCGATGCCGGACCTTCATTTCCAAAGCAATCCATATATGTAACGGCGACGAATACCGCGCCGCCCCATGATGCTGAACCCACTACGTTCGCATCTGAACACGCCTGGTGCGTCGCATCGCAGGCCGCTTGACCTGTAACCGGAACGCCGGATGGAACAGCTAGCGCCAATCCCGTCGGAGTTGGAGACCAGGGCTGCATCGTTCCATGCACCATGCTGAGAACCGTCACGTTATTGAATACTGCGGTCGATGCGTTCATAAGCGCGTCGGTAATTGACGTGTTGTTGCTGACAAATACCGGTCCACCGCCATTGACCGTCGCCACGTTCGCCGCTTCGTCAAAACCACCACTACCTGAAATCACGGGGGTGCCGGCGCCATGCGCGTAAGTGAATGTGGCGGTCACGGTGCAAGTGGCAATGCTCGATACACCGCAATTGGATACTGCGGAAGGCGTGACTGTTTCCTGCGTGGCGCCAATTCCTACCGTGATCCTAGTCGTAGTGGTGAACGGCGAGAAAGATTGCCCTTGCGGGGTTGTAACATATCCGCCAGCAGGGAATGTAATCGAATATGCTCCTGTACCTGTGGAACCTGAAACGACTCGCAATTGCCACTTGCCGAAGTTCGCGGCGTCCCAGGTATTTGAATAACGTGCGGTTCCGTTGTATTGAACACGTTGCGCGTGAACCGGCGCCGTCAGAACCGCGAGGGCCAGCAGTGCCACCAATAAAAACTTTTTCATTTGTTTGCCGCTCCTTTGTGGATTACGAGTTTCTTCTTGCCATTCCAGGTTACGAATCCCGATGGTGCTGGACCGCCGCGAGTCGGGTCTTTGAATTTCCCACCGAATAAGTGATGGCTGAGCTCGCGGAGATTTCTTGAGTGAGTGACGACGGCCGGCCGGCCGCCTGACGAAACAATTCGTTTAATTCTACCGATTGCTTTATTTGCTTTTCCATCCCACGCAGTAGTTGATTCGCCTCCCGGCATTTTCTTGTCTGGAGTCCGCATGGCCAGGCGCCTGATCCGAGGTTCGCCAGTTTTTCTTGGTGTTCCTTCGAGCGAGCCAAAATCCTGAGGCAAGAGTCCACGGTCAACTTTGAGTTTGACGCCTGCAGCTTTCGCAATTTGCTTTGCAGGTTCTTTAGCGCGGGATAGCGGCGAGGTGATAACCACAGTTGGCTTAAATCTTGCAATGCGCGGGCCAATCGCCTGTGACTCTCGTTTTCCTTTGGCGTCAAGCGGGTAATCACGGGTTCCTTTCACAACGTCAGATGCATTGCCTGTCGATTCACTGTGTCTGACAAATATCGCCTTTACTTTCCTCATGCCGCTGCTGCGGCCACGAATTCCCAGTCAATGGCCAGGATATCGGTTTGCGAAGCCAGCCAGGGAACCAGATCGCCCTGAACAGTCTTCATATAAATATAAGGCAGTGTCATCTTGCTGTGGGCATCCGGAACCTGCAACGCCAACCACATGCCGCGACCATTCCAACCTTCACGAGCCACCTTCTGGCCGGCCCGCAATCGTTTCAGTGCTTCGCCAAAGTCAAATACTTCGCCCATCGTTAACTCCTCATACCAGAATTTTTCCGACCATTTTTGTCGCGTTGTTTACCGTAATCGAATTCAAAATCAATCGTAGGAACAATTCCCGCACGCCGGTTACAACTTTTGAATTTACAAGCGCGTGGTCTGTAGAATCTGTATCAATCGTCACATATTCGGAATCAACATCGCGCATTGCGCCTTGCAGCGAAACAGACAACGCGGATGGAGCGAAATCAAACTCGGTGACATAAGTCACGGTGCGTGAACCTGGATCGATCGCCGTCGCCGGCTGACATACAGCAACACGCTGGCCGGCTTGCGGCGGTGCCGCGGGAATTGTCTCGAAGGTTTCTTGCTGAACTGTGGGAGGACCTGAAGAACCTGGATTGCCCTGACCGCCTACGTTGTGGTTCCAATCCATGCTGCCAAATGAATATCCTACCCCGCCTGACTGGAGTGATTGTGGTGGAGTACTGTTTGAATAAGCTGGCACTTGATTCTCCCGTTCCTGTTTCTAAAATCGCTTGGGGTTCAACCTGCCTCCAGGAGTGTAGGAGTTGAACCCGCCGGCGATCGCCCGTTCGGGCAGCGGGGCGGACTATACCCGAATCATGGTATGTCTTGTCCACAGTTTAAACTCGGCCACATGTTAATAAGATGTTTAAAAGTAAACATGAATAAATGCCCTGAACTTGGTAGTTATTCACTATTATTTAGTCATGGCGTTTTTATATACTTTTTATAGGAGTGTGTCTAAGAAAAGTATATAAAAAAGGGCTCGCTAAATAATAGTGACTAACGAATCCAATGTTATTTTATTAAAAATAACGTTGTGCAAGAACATACACGCCCGATGTATTATTCGTGGGTTCGTAACTGTAAACTATCAGGAGGTTCCACCTAAATGCCCGCTGGACGCCCGAAGACCTATACCCGTGTATCTCAATCTGCATTTAAGAACATCCCCGATGAATTGAAGAAAGTTCCGCAATGGATTTGCTGGAAATTATTTCAAAGAGAAAATGAAAAGTTTTCAAAGATGCCGATCAATCCACACACAGGTTTAGAGGCATCAACAGACAAGCCCAGGACGTGGGGCACGTACCAGGAAGCCGTTAATAGATTCATTGCAGACACCACATTACACGGTTTGGGATTCGTGTTTACCGCAACCGACCCTTATACAGGAATAGATATCGATGATTGCCGTGATAAAGACACGGGTGTCATCGCCGACTGGGCATTATCGGTTATTGAGCCAATGGATTCTTATACCGAAATTTCTCCATCTGGAATGGGAGTGCGAATCATCATCGAAGCAAATTCTCCTGGTGAATTTAAGCGTCGTAATAAAATTGAAATATACTCTTCCGGACAATATCTGACGATTACGGGAGATGTATATGGAACGCGGTTGCCTGTTGAAAAACGGCAACAAAAACTTGATGAACTATATTTAATGGTATTCGGAGATGACATCAAGAAGAAAGAACGGCCGGCTCCGGAAGTGCATAAAGACGCCAAGCTGGCTCGCATTCAAAAGATTAAAGATAAAGACCTGCTGGACAAAGCCGTTCAGGCGGCGAACGGGCCGAAGTTTACCAGGCTATGGGAAGGGAATCTTGAAGACCACGCAGGAGACCATTCTCGGGCGGACCTTTCTTTATGCGCGATCCTATGCTACTGGACGCGGGCAGACGGGCCAAGAATAGATAAACTCTTTCGCCAGTCGAAGCTATTCAGAAAGAAATGGGATGAACGGCACGGTAAACTCACATATGGTGAAATGACTGTCAACCAGGCGTTGGGGGCAGCCGGCGCCTTATACGACCCGGATTCTGATTCGTCTAATATAACAACTAGGAATGATATAGGGAACGCCGGCATATTCGTGCAGATGGTTGGAGATGATTTCCGCTGGTGCCCGCAGTGGAAAATGTGGCTGCACTGGAATGGTATTTCCTGGGAGCGGGATGCCGAACCCGAATTGCGACGTGCGACGGAAATTGTCTCTGCGGAATTATTAAGGCGTGCCGCGCAGCAGCCGCCTGATGAATCTAAGAAAGAAAGACAGTGGGCGATCGATGCCGGTCAACTCTCGAGATTAAATGCTATTGACCAGATTTCAAGGCAGCGGTTGATTGTCCGCACAAATAACTTTGACGCTGACCCGTTCTTATTTGCCTGCGCGAATGGAGTAATCGACTTGCGTGAAGGCAAACTCCGCGAAGGGCGCAAAGACGATTGGACCACCAGGCTGTCGGATATCGCTTATGATCCTGATGCAACCTGCCCGCTGTTCGAGAATTTCCTCCTGGAAGCCATGGAAGGAAATAAAGAAATGGTTGAATACCTCTGGCGTGTTCTCGGGTATTGCCTGACAGGCGACACATCCGAACGGTCATTTTTCTTACTGCACGGGCATGGCCGTAACGGAAAGACCACATTCGCCGAGGTCCTGCACGCGCTCGCGGACGGTTACGGACAAACAGCCAGGTTCTCCACGTTCCTCAGGAAGAATCAGGTGGCCACGGGTGCCAACGATGACGTGGCGCACCTGGTCGGCGCCCGTGTCGTAATCGCGTCGGAAGCCGACGACGCGGCAACGCTGGATGCCGCGGTTGTGAAAACGCTCACGGGTTCGGACACGATCCGGGCAAGGTTTTTATACGGCCGGGAATTCGAATTCAAGCCGGCGTTTAAATTATTTATGGTGACAAACCACGTCCCTAAGATTCAGGAATCTTCGCACGCGCTCTGGGATCGCCTGCACCGGATACCGTTTGGATATCGCGTTCCTGAAAATAAAATAGACAAAAAACTTCCGCTTAAACTTTTCGGCGAGCTCGATGGAATTCTTGCTCGTAGTGTGCGGTCCTGCCTTGACTGGCAGAAGAACGGTCTCCAGCCGCCTGAAAAAGTAATCAAGGCCGGCGAGGAGTTAAAAGAGAATATGGATACGCTCGGGCAGTTTATCCGCGACATCGTTGTGAAAGATGAAAACACAAAAATACTGCATTCTGTTTTGTACGACGATTACGTGAGATGGGTCAAGGAAAATGGAATGCGGTTCCCCGTGACCAGGCGCACGCTGGCAATTTATCTGCGCGAGCACGATTTCAGCTCATACAATGGCGGAGGAAACTATCTAACCTGGAAAGGGATTTCGACACGGGGAGAAGGGCAGAGCTCGCTATAACCGCAGGTGAAAGAAAAGTGAAAGGGTGTTGATAACCTCATCACCCCTCAGCTGTTGCTAGTCCTAGTACCATTTTGTTGAAAATAATGCTGTACAAAAATACGAACACACTGTAATATTGTATTCAGTTGATCGGGCAGCAGGAGACTGAAATGAATAAAACAACGGTAGATATCGCGGAATACGTGGCGAAGAAATTCAGACCATGCAGTTTAGAACAGGCTCGAAGAATGCAGTCCTATATGGAAGAAACTGGGCTGGATTTTTCGGAATGTTCGCGGAAAAAGTTTCATCGGGCGATCGAAGAAGCGTATAAGGGTATTCCGAACCTATAACCGACAACCCGTCCTGAACGGACCTGGTTGAGGAGAAGGAAATGATTGAGATAATCGTTACCGAATATGAAATGAGCCACGGGAAACGTCCTCGAGGAATTGGCCAGTGGGCCTTCCAGATGGGATACCGGGCAGTAAGTGAACCTTATTGGGTAACTGGTTCTTACGGAACCGCGGTAAAGATTGCCAGGCAGAAGGCTCGTGAATTGGGAGTATCTGTTATAGTGGTGTTGCCATGACCTGCGACCAATGCGAAATGCTCAACATCAACGGCCACGCCTGCCACGAAACGGGCTGCCCGAATGCTCGTAAGGAGTGGGATGGGTATGAGTGGGTTAAGGTTTATGAATGTCCGGAATGCGGTTCCACGGTCCGCGAATCCGAGACCTGCTGCGGGAGTCAGGACTAATGAAAATTAACAAAGAAGAAGTAATTCAGTTATGGCATATAGCTCGGGTTGCCTTAGACCTACCGTCGCGTTTTGACCGTTTGCAGTATGTAAAGCGAGAATATCTCAAGGCGCACCCGGAATGGCTTGCAAAACCAACAACTTTGTGGATTGAAATTTGTGACGCGACATTGGTGATGCGGTAATGGAAACTCCCCTCCGCACCCTGAAACCCGGAGCCGTATTTCATCTTGACCTGTATGAATACGGCATGAAACAAGGTATCTTGGTTGACGTCACGCGGGGTTCGGCGACGGTGGCCTGCAAGTCGACGAAACCTCCGCGGGTGATCGTCTCGCAAGACGGCCGGAAGTCGAAGCCGATCGCAGCACCCGACATTATTCAGCACTGGGATTTGGATACTCTCGTGGTTCCCACGGGCGAGTCCGAAGATGTTCAAAGGTGGTTAGACAAACTAAAAGGAGAAACGACCATGGCAACCGCAGCAGCAGCAATCACGGGAAAGAAATCGGCAAAAAAGGCGGTGAAGGCGAAGGAACCGAAGAAACTTCTCACGACCCGCTACACCGTAACGGCGAAGGCAGTCCCCGAGAAGGTCGGATACGAGAACGAGGAAAAACAGACGCACAACGCCGTGATCTACCGCGCGCTGAAGGCCGCCAAGGAACCCTTGACCTTCTCGGAAATCACGGACGCGATCGGCAAGAAGGAATTCGGGTCCGAATCAAAGGCCGTCGACAATATTTTCCGGTGGCACATTCAGGACCTCATCAAGAAGGGCTTCGTGAAGTCGATCGAGAAACGCGAGGAAGTCGAAGCGGCCTGAGCGGGGCACGCAAAGGTCGCGGCCGGCAAGGAACGCACGGCGTTATGACCCGTGCGTTCCTCGAGGGATGCGATCCCTAACACTCAGGAACGCGGGCGCGGCAGTACCGGATTAACCGGCCGGAGCGCGCCCGCCTCTCCTAAACTTGAACAGGAGGCATCATGCTTCACTTCGCGGAATGGCTCGTATCGGCCGGTCTGATTTTGTGGCTCGGCTGCTTGGCAATTGAAACCGTTTTCGAAGGATTTTAAGCCGATGAAAGTCAAACTAAGAATAGATGAGGTGTACCCTTGTCTTATTGTCAATAAAGAATTTTTGGGTGGTGAAGAAGTTGAAATTCCAGACGAATTATATAACAAATTTTGTAAGTTAAGTCACGAGTTACAATTGGCAGAAGATGAAATACAAGAAATTTGGGATAAACAGGAAAAAACCAAATGAGCCGGAAGAAAACTCCCAAAGGGAAGGCGCTGCTCCACGCCCTCCAGCGCATGCAGAAAAACAAAGACGGATATACTCACTCCACGGATTCGCGGCAGCAGGCCCGCGCCCGATCGCGGATGAAGGCGAAGGAGCACGTCACGAATTTATATGGACCGGAACCCAGGGAGAACCGCCGCGCCCTGGAGCTCGCGTTTGCCAAGACATTTGACAAGCAGGAAAGGATCAGGGTTATCAAACCATGATAGAAGCCATTTGGTACGGATTCGTTGGGTACTGCGGGTTAATGGCATTCCTGTACGCAATCGCCATATGGAAGGATATCCGATGAATATCAAACCGCGATTGACGGCTGACGACCTCGTGCATAGGGCAGCCCGCCGGCAATTTCGCATAAACCTGCTATTGATGGCGATCCTGATTTTTATTATTTGGATTCCACTAGTAATTAAATTGGTCAAGCAGTTCAAACACTAAAAAATTTGCCCTGAATGTTGACTACTATGATAGTAGAAAGGTGAACATGGAATTCAAGAAGTGCCTGATTATCAACAGTTACGGCGGGAGCCTCGTCCTGGCGGCGAAGAAACTGAAACTAGACGTAATCTGTTCAATGGAAGACACTGGCTTCGGCATAGACGTGCAGCGGGCGAACTTCCCTGACATGCCGTATATTGAACGTCTGCCTTGGCCGAAGCAAGACCTGAAAGGCGTGATGGTCATCGCTCACCCGCCTTGCTCGTCATTCAGCAACCAGTTTGCCGGCCATAAGGGAGTCGACGGAGAATCGTTCAAGTGCCATACCCGGGTAATGGATTACGCGCTTGGCCTGGGTTGTGCCAGTCTGGCAATTGAATCCGTGCCGGCATTCCTGGAAGGAGCGCGGAAAATTCACGAGCGCATGGGAAAAATTCATGGCTACAACATTTTCAGAATCCGGCAGAACGCTGTCACGTTCGGCGTTCCGCAGTGGCGGCCGCGATGCTGGGTAATTTTCACAAAACTGAAATCGATGCGGCTCTGGCATAAACCCCGTGTGCTTCGTATTGAAGATATTCTGCAAGCACACGGGGACGTGCTGCCGTATAATTCAGGAATCACTGGCGCCTTTAAAAAGATGGCCGCGGTCGGTATTAATGAGAAAAAAATATTCGCCGATATCCTCTCGGGCGAGCATACGGGATCGCTGTTGGCGATAGGTCAGAAGATTCTTGAAATTGACGACCCGGGACCGAACCACACGGAAGTGCGGAAGCGCTGGAACCTGGGCAGGCAGTTCGGAGTGAAACTGCCACGGGTTCTGAATCCTGAAGAATTCGGGACCACGATTCTGCACGACAGCTCATTCTTCGTAATGGGTCGGGAACTGTTTCGCGAGGAATACTGCAAGCTGATGGGATTCCCTCCGGATTACAAGTGGCCGGGGCAGCGAGCGAAGGATTTTCGTTTGTACCTTTCCAAAGGCGTCTGCCCGCCGGTCGCGGAGTGGATATTGAAGATGATGAAGTTGAATCTGGAAGGAGATTTAATCTTGGGAGCTGGAAAAGTACTTCCAGTTGACTTAAAACCAGGCGAGCTCGCCGACTTCCAAATCACAAAGAAAGAAGCGCTTGAGAGGAGAAACAAGTGAAGGTTATCATCCTGGAAGGGCCGGATGGATCAGGCAAGACCACGCTGGCGAACGTTTTAGGTAAAGACTACAAGTACAAAATTATTCATAATGGGCCACCAGTAGACAAGAATTTAACCGACATTTATATTGGACAATTGAGGTTTGTAGATGGCGAAGGCGGAAATTATGTATTCGACCGCCTGCACCTCGGCGAGCGTATCTACGGGAATGTGATGCGCAACAAAAGCCTGATAAACCCAATGGAAGAGAAAATTATTGAACGTCACTCGGAAGCGATGGACGCACAAGTGGTTTTGTGCCTGCCGCCTTGGCGCACGGTCCTGGAGAACTGGGTGCGGAACGCCGCCAACGAATACGTCGACACGGTGGAGAAGCTGAAGACAATTCATGAGATGTACGTGAAGCTTTTGTATTCCGGCCGGCCTTACGTGTGGTTCGATTATACCCGCCACCGTGTTCATTCCTTCGCGAATGCCCTCGTGGCCCTGGAAGGCACTCCGCTGCCGAAAGGCGTGATTGGGTCGCAGCGGCCGCGGTTCCTGTTCGTCGGAAAAGTCACGCCAAAACTGAATAACAACATTTTCCACGCTGGATTCAAAGAGCAAGAAATAGCTTTCACGAACGAAATAAAATACTGGGACATTGGGAACATACCGAAAGTAATTGACGTGAGCGCGGAAATTCCGTCGGTGACGAAACTTGCAGATATCAGGAGGAGCGTAAAATGATAGTCGGAGGAGATAGTATGGGAGGAGTATGGATGAATCTGCTGGCGAGTATTCTGCACCTGGGAGACCGGACTGCGCCACGCGGGAAGCCCATTATTGAACTAATGGGGATGACCATACACCTGGAAGACATAACGAAGAACATCATCGTTCACCCAGAGCGCAACCTGAATTATCGCTTTATGATTGCTGAATGGATTTGGATTGCCCTCGGCCGGAAAGACTTAAAAGCTTTGACCAAGTACAACAGCAAGATGTCTGAATTCTCAGATGACGGAGTAACGCTGGCCGGCGCCTATGGCCCGCGGTTGTTCCCGCAATGGCCTGGAGTTTTGACTCGATTGGTAAGAGACCACAGGACCCGCCAGGCTGTTGCGGTAATCTACCGCCCTGGGGATGCCCTGGTGGAGTCAAAAGATATTCCCTGCACGCTCAGTCTGCAATTCTTGTTGCGCGACCAGAAATTGAATTGCATTGCGACCATGCGCTCGTCGGACGCATGGCTTGGGATTCCCTACGACGTGTTTTCTTTCAGCATGCTGACGGCCGGCCTCGCTGGAGAACTTGGTGTGCTGCCCGGATGGTTGAAAATCAATATTGGGTCGTCTCATTTATACGAGGAGCACGAACAACAGGCACGCAAAGTTTTGAGCTATCCTGAGTTTATTGACACAATCGCTTCTCCCTGGATTCCGCATATGCCACGGGAATGGAAACACGACTGGTTTGACGACCCGCACTCCCAGTTCGATGAATTCGGTCCGCCCTGGAGCACATATCATAAAGTCTTGCACTGCAAAACTTCAGAAGAAGCCAAATATATTCTTCGAAGGGCAGGAGGAGAAAATGTCGCGGCCAACTTTAGATGAAGTCTACTTGCACATGCTGAAAGTTTTCGCCCTGCGCGGAACCTGTGCCCGCCGGAAAGTGGCGGCCATTTTCTGCGACCAGTACGGCCGGCATTTGTCAAGCGGGTACAACGGTCCGCCGCGGGGATTCGCGCACTGCATCGACACCCCGTGTCCTGGGGCGGGCGACGCGCCTGGAGACACGGGCAATTGCCAGGCCGTGCATGCGGAGCAGAACGCTATACTGAACTGCACGGAGCTGGATAAGGTTCACACAGTATATTGTTCCTGCACGCCTTGTTTTACCTGCGCGAAGATGCTGGCAAATATGCCGTCGCTCGTTCGCGTGATTGTAACTGAAATGTATTCTGACCGTCGTGGGTTTGAAATTCTCGAGCAAAGAGGAATTATCGTAAAGGAAATTCATGAGCCAAGCGAATCTATTTCAGGCGCAGACGAGTCCGATATCCCATTCTGAAAGGGGTTACGACAAGCTGCCTGAGCAGTTGCCGCCGGGATTCATGTCCGCGGATTTCGAGACCACGGGTCTCAAAGTCCGCGACGGGGCACGTCCGTTTGGCCTCGCCGTCGCGAATAAGACAGACGAGTGGTTCTTGCCGTGGAACGATCGCACAATTGAATGGTGTCTGGATCAGCTAGCAGAGCGTGATTTAGTTTTCGCGGAAGCGAAGTTTGATATTGGCATGGCCCTGGCGGACGGGGTTTCCTTCGAGGATATGGGAATCCGTCCGCACGACGTTCAGCACTGCGCCGCGCTGCTCGACGACCGTCGGCGCAGGTTCGCGCTCGATATCCTCGCTAAGGAACGCCTAGGCCGCGGGAAGGCTGTACTCCCGCCCGGACCGATCCATGAGTTGCCCGTGGCAATTGTGGCGCCTTACGCCCGCCAGGACGCCCGCTTGACCTACGATTTATGGGCCGACTACCAAGCGGATATCAAGCGCGAAGAATTAAATGAAGTGCTTGACCTAGAGGATTCGCTTTTGTATTGTACCCTGGCCATGGAAGAAACCGGCGTCAATATCGATGTTCCGAAACTATTAAAATGGATCGATGAAGTTGAGCAAGCGAGAATCGGCCGGCTGCTGGCAATCTGGAGAAAAACAGGACTGCGGATCAATCCTTCATCCGGGCCCGACATGGCGAAGCTGTTCGGGTATCTGAATTTGTCGCATGCCAATTCGTTCACGGAACCGATTCTCGAGGAACGCGCGGAACATCATCCGGAAATCAAGCTGGCTCTAGAAGCGCGGCAGCTGGCATCGTTCCTGAGCAAATACCTTATCAAGTATCGAGACGCGGTAGATTCCAAAGGAGTCCTGCGGTACAAGTTGCACCAGTTGCGCGCCGACGAAGGCGGAACGATTACGGGGAGATATTCCTCGAGCGGGGACTGCAACATCCAGCAGGTCATGAAACCTGACAAGCAAGCGGAAGTATTGAATAAGTGGATTCTGCGGTCGCTGTTCTTGTGCGATAAGGGAAGCCGCGGAATGCTCGATGCCGACGCATCGCAGATTGAATTCCGCCTGTTCGCCCACTACGCGGACGTTCCGAAGCCGCACTCCGCGAGGCTGGCCGAGGCATATACAAAAAATCCCGATATCGATTTCCACCAGTTGATAACCGACGACATTCTACACGGGTGCATGCCCCGTGTGCTTGCCAAGAACTGGAACTTCAGGAAACTATACGGAGGCGGCGCGGCAAAGGGCGCCCGGATGAGCGGGATGGATGTTGATGAAGCCAAAAAGCAAGACCAGCAGTACGATCGCCTGTTTCCCGAAGCTGGCCGGCTATTAAAATATTGCGAGAAGATTGCGCGCCGCCGCGGGTGGATCAAGACTTTCATGGGACGGCGTCGGAGGTTTGACGAAGGCGACCGGTATTACTCGGCACTCAACTGCGTGCTCCAGGGCGGAGCCGCCGAGCTCATGAAGTTGAAACTGCGCCACATTTACAAGGAACGGCGCACCCTGGGATTCAAACTGCGAGCCACGGTGCACGATGAATTGTTCGGGGACATGCAGAAGAAGAAAACAGAAATGCTGATGAATGAGATTCTACGGGAACAGGAGTACAAATTGAAAATTCCAATCACCTGGTCCGTGGGAACCGGCAGAAGCTGGTATGAGAGTATGAAATGAGAATTTGGATCCAAATTGTGAAGATTCTGCTGTTCCTGGCGGTGCTGTTTATAACGCTCTACATTTTGAAAACCGATTTAGCGTACTTGATTTTACGGTGGAACAGGAGCTGGCATGACGGAAGCGGAATTTAGTTTAAAGTTGAGGAAAGAGCTACAAAAGAAAATGCCCGAAGCGATCATCTGGAAAATCGCGGACCAGTTTACCGCCGGTATTCCCGATTTCGTTGTGATATTTCACGGTATAGCGACCTGGTTCGAATTGAAACTGTATACGAACAAGCGGCTGTTCGAACCGATCCAATACGCGCACCTTAAGAAACTTGAACGCGGGTTCTATATTTTCTGGGGTAAAGACCGCGGCGTGGTGTTCCACGTGTATGAAAGCATGGAAGAAACAATGCGTAAAGCAAAAATTATGGAAAATTTTCAATTTAAAGATTTAGTAGAACAAATTCTGAGCGTCTGCCAATTGAAAGGAGTTGAGTGATGAGTTCATATAATGATATAGATAATAGTCCAGATGGAAGAAACAAAATAATTGAAAAATTAAATGGGCGTAAAAGTTGGATTGAATTAGTTGAAGAATTCCTGATTGCCCGCGGCGATCCGCCCAACGCGTCAATGAACCAGGAAATGCTTGACTCGGTGAAAGTGTTGCGTTTCCGGCTCATGATCGAAGAACTCGCTGAACTTACAATTGCCATGCACGAATCCGATCGCATCGGCTGCCTGGACGCAGTATGCGACAGCTTGTACGTGGTAATCGGATCAGCCCTGGCGATGGGATTCGGGCCGGTGTTAGATAGCGCGTTTCGGGAAGTGCATCGTTCAAATATGACTAAGGATTTTGAACCATGTGGTCCGGAACGAAAAAGCGGGAAGAAGGGCGCGAAGTACGAAGAACCAAATCTTGAGGCAGTTATAACGAACTACATGGCGGGCCGCCCCGGCGAAAAATAGTATTGTGCAAGAAGTGCAAAAACGAGGTAAAATTGTATCATGATCGAACTTGAAATTTGGCGTGTCAGTTCCTTAAGGTGCTCGACAAATGAATACAAATAGAATAGTGAAAGAATGCCAAGAATTTTACGTAAATGAACTTGGAAATTTTCGTTGTACTAGACCTGAAGGTCACATAGGTCCACATAGTGGAATGGACCCTTGCTGCGATTGTGACAACTTATTTGACGACGGAGACATTGTTGATGAAAACTATCCAATTTGTGGATGCCCATGTCATGGGGAACCTGACGGTGGCTCATGATTGAATTGAATGACAGCGATCCTTCAAAGCCCGCTAAGCCCGAGGCTGATATGTCTGTGACAATATCCCTGCCGATAGGACGGCGTGCAAGTACAAGCCTTGCCGGGGAACTCCCATATATTTTGGAGTATCGGGCAGAGAACAATGACACCGGAGGATCGCTGTGATTCAATTTGACATCAAGAAGTTCAAATCGGTTCCCTTTGCTCACCAAGTTGAGGGAGTCAAGGCTTTGCTGAAGAATCCGGCGTTCGCCCTATTCGATGAAATGGGCGCCGGAAAATCCAAGCAAGTAATAGACGCCGCCTGCATCCTGGCCGAAGCCCGTGTCATTGACACGGTGGTCGTTGTGGCGCCAGCGAGCGTGCGGTGCGTGTGGATTGATCCGGAGATTGGCGAGATAAAGAAACACGCATGGCTTCCATCCTACGTATTTGAGTTTCACTCTAAGACAAAACAAATTTGGGCGAGTGAAGGAAATAATGAAGAAGGTAGATTATGTTGGTACGTAACCAACTACGAATTCCTCCGTCAGCCCGAACGGCTCAAGGAATTCATGAAGTACATCCCGAAGCGCACGCTGCTTGTCCTGGACGAAGGCTCCTACATTAAATCCAGAACGGCGAAGCAGACGAAGGCCATTCTGAAACTCAGGGAAATCTGCGATCGCTGCGTACTCCTCAATGGAACGCCGGTTACGGATTCGCCCCTCGACCTCTGGGCGCAGATGAAAGTTCTCGACCCGCAGATTCTCGGGCGGAAGTACACGAATTTCTACCACTTCCGGGCGAACTACGCAGTCATGGGTGGTTGGCAGATGAAGCAGGTCGTGGATTACATCAACATCGACAAACTATCAAATATCATCAAACCTTATGTGCTGCGCCGGGAGAAGAAAGACTGCCTGGACCTGCCGCCTAAACTGTACACCCAGAGGGAAGTTGCCTTGTCGCCGGCCGCATGGAAGATGTACCGTGAGCTCAAGAAAGAGGCAGTCATCAGCCTGGGGCCGGACCATACCCACGTGGAACCTAATTCGGCGGTGCGAATCATGCGCCTAGCTCAATTGACAAGTGGGTTTCTGGGCGGAGTTTTAGAAAAGGGACAAGAAGAACTTGATCCTTCACTATTCGCCGAAATTAGTAAAACTATCGACACTTCTGACGAGAAAATAAAGTGGATGTTGGAGTACTTGTTGCACGAATCGAAATCAAAATTTATAATTGTTTGGACTCGCTGGAGAAATGAACGGGAACGAATGGTAAAGGAGCTACGAGAAGCGAAAGGAAGCCATTGTTTGTTCCAGATTTATGGAGACCAAAAAGCCTCTGAAAGAAACATGGCAGTACAGTTTTTTTCTGGAGTCACAACAGATAAAAAACCAGTAAAAAGTATTCTGATTGCCCAACCTCAAGCCGGCGGCATTGGTCTCAATCTCGTGGCGGCGACCGAGGCCGTGTATATGAGCAACCTGTATTCCCTGGGTTCCCGACTTCAGTCCGAGGACCGCTGTCACCGCCCTGGGCAGGAACACCCCGTGACTTATGTTGACCTCATAGCCACGGGACCGAACGGTCAGAAAACTGTTGATAGTGCGATTCTGAAGGCTCTGCGTGAAAAACAAGAAATAGCCCATTGGACGTGTGAACGTTGGAGGAAGGAGCTGAGCGATGATTGACCTTATTGCCGCATTATTTCTACTAGCCTTTGCAATAATTATGCTGAAGATCAGCGATAGAAGGCCGAGATGACACGATTTCTGAAATGCTCTTGTGGCGAGATGATTTTTACCAGGCGCAAGGCGGACCACGAGAAGTCAAGGTGGCACGCAGTGGCGAACGAGTGCCGGCTGCTCCGGGCCAAAGGAATGACCTACGCGGAGATTGCCCGCCAGGTTGGACTCAAGCGCAATTACGTCACGGTGAAACTGACGAGGGAAGGATTATGATGGAATGGGAAGTCAAAGAAACTAAGCAAGGTACTCCGTCCGCTATATTTAAGGACGGAGATAAGGTCATTGCAAAAGTTTATTTGTCTTCTGATAAATATGTTTTGCGAATTGTTCTTCCAGAATGGGACAACTTGAACAATATTACGTTGAACTACCCGTATAAGATCATTGATTTTAAGAGGAAAGTATGACTTTCTTTCCGATTGGCGTGCACGAGATAATTTTAGAGAAGGAGAAGCTATCAGAATCTGAAGCCCGCGAAAAAATTAAAAATGCGGAACTGGTTCTGACGAAGATGCGTGGATTCGGACATGCCATACAAATGGATACCCAGTTTGATGAAAACAAAAAATTCCTCTCGGCGCGAGTCTTCCACTATCAAACGTGCAAAGCCTGCGTCGAAATCCAAAGGAAGAGGTAGGTCACATGCCCGGAAAATGGTCCAAGCTAAAAGGGAAGATTCCGAAGTTTGAAATCGATTCTTCCTGGCAGGAGAAAGTTGATGAGTCCAAGAAAGCATATATTGGTCTTGATTCAACGGAACTGACCCGTGAATTCGCAAGACGGCGGGCGATGAAAAAAACTCTTGAGGGACATATAAGCCTTGAGAATACGGAACTGGAAGCCATTTCACAAATTCTGATTAAGGACCTGGAAGGGTCCGAAATCCAGAAAATCGGACTCACCACGGGTGAAACGGGCTACATCCAGGACGAGCCGTATAGCTCGGTTGAAGACAAAAAGAAATTGATGGCCTGGATTAAGAAAAGCAAGCTGACGGATATTCTCACGGTCCACTGGCAGACGTTGAATGGGATAGTGAAAGAACGACTTGGCGAGGGCAAGCCGTTGCCGCCAGGAGTTAAAGCTTTCCTCAAGACTTCCTTCCGGCTGCGTGGCGGGGGTAAGGAAGAAGAGGAATGAGGTTTTCGTTTGATTTTGAACAAAACCAATTTGCTCTGCCAATTCGGTTTTGGAGAAAACCGAGAGTTATGATATTCTTAAATTCTCCTATTCGCAAGGAAGTTTCAACCTACCCGAACTACTTGCGAATTGTTTGGTGGTATTGGGATATATGCCTACAATGGGGTAGTAAACTAAAGGAGAAAAAGACGTCATGAAGACAGGAAAAGCAAAGACAAAAGAAACGGAAAAACAACCAGGCCCCACACCCCCGGCAGAAACGGCGGCGATCGACCGGCCGGCCCAGACTGCCCTTGCGCGGCCGGCCTCGCGTGGTCCGGTCGAGGGATTCGAGAACATGGGCGCCGAGGACGTCACGCAGCCGCGCCTCATGCTCACCCAGAACGGGACGCCCCAGCGCAAGGAAGAAAATGACAATTACATCGAAGGCTTGAAGGAAGGAGACTTTTTCAATTCCGTGACCGGCGAGATTTACGGAAAAAAGGTCCGCATCACCCCCGTGATGTTCTTCAAGCAGAACCTGCTGTTCCAGGATATCGACGAAGGCGGCGGACTCCTCTGCCGCGCCGTAGATGCCAGGCATGGCGTGGGAACCCCAGGCGGGGACTGCGCGACCTGCCCCAAAATGCAGTGGATCGACAATGAACCGCCCGAGTGCATGCTCTACCACAATTATGCCGCCCTCGTCATTCCTGACAAGGGCGCCCCGAACCTGGACGCCCTTGTCATTGTGTCCATGAAGTCGACCAACATTAAAATGGCGAAGGACTGGAATTCGCTCATGCGCATGCGCCAGGACGAGAATCACAACCAGCTTCCCATGTGGCGCGGGATTTATGAACTCGAATCCCAGTTCCGTCAGGAAGGGAAGTATTCCTGGTACGTCGCCGTACCCAAGAACGCCGGGATGCACAAGGCCGGACTCAACGCCGCCTATAATTCCTGCCACGATGCTTATCTCGCGGTACGAGAAATGTACGCGGCCGGCAAACTCATGTTCGAAGCCGAAACTCTGGCCGCGGATGCCGAGTCGTTTGACCGGTCGATGTAGAGAATGGGTCCACCCGTGATCATATACACGGGTGGACTTAATTTCAAACCGCATTGGAGGGGAAGGAATGATCCTGACGAAGGAACAAATTGAAAAGGCTCGCAACACTTACTGTGTTGATTATGAAACCGATAACTGGATAGATACGATAGACGACATCGAATCCCGCCTGAAGGCTGCGATGGAGCGGGCGAGAATAATTGAAGAAATGTACGATCAGGAGTATGGATTGGAGCACGGCGGTGTCGCTAAGCAACTCAATCAGGTCCAAGCGGCCTACGAGCGCGGGTTGATGGATGCAGCGGACGTGAAGGTAACTTGTTGGAACATGGAAACCATGAAGCCTGAAGGCAGCACTCCATTACCGGAATGGGCCAGAAATGCAATCCTCGCCCTGAAGAACCGGGGCGCGAAAGGGAGTGGAGAATGAGCGAAATCACCGTTGATTTTTACCGTTACATTGAAGATAAAAGCGGACTTGGCGGCACCGTGGTGGCGTTTCGGATACCCGATTCCGCTCAGATTCTCAGCCGTGACCCAGAGGAATTTATGCGTTGGTGCTACGAACAGATGATTTCTATTGGAAAAGATGCCAAGAATCCGATGCGTCGCACAGTGCAGGAGCCATCGAAATGACCGACAAACTAGTAGAAAAAATACGCCGTTGGTGGTTCGGCTTATGCCCTATTTGCGGCAAAGAACTTAATTGGATTAACGCTTCTACTATGTGGCAAGAAGAATTTTACGAAGGATTTTGTCCAGAACATTTGAGGCAGCGATGACCGACGAACTCTACACCCAATCTCAGGTAGACGCCCTCCTCCAAGCTGCGAATGAGGCGGCGTTGCGGGAAGCGGGAAACATCATCCGTAGTCGAATATCGAGCTACCCTAACGTTGGGGATGGTTTTATTCCCGTGCTTGATGACGTGCGGATAGAACTCGAATCTCTCATCCCCCAACCCTCTGCACTCGACAGGCGGCTGGCTGAGGCGCGGTTGGAGGAAGCAGAGTGGTGGCGTGCCGAAATATACAAAGGCCCTATGCGTGAGTTTATCGAGCTTGGGTTAGATGGCAAACGTATTGCCGAACTCCGTCGAGCCGTGAAAGGGGAGTCTGATGCCTAAATTACGGCATCACGTTTGGATTCTAGTTTGGCCCGACGGAAAAGTGAGGATGGATCATGCCAACAATCCGTATGCCTACGGCACAAAAGCGCAGGCGAAGGTAGCGATTTACAATTCTACCTACGAGTCATTACGAGCGGTTCGTTTCGAGGCTAAAAAGAGGAAATCCAATGCCTAGAGAGACAGTGGAGCAGTTTGCAACTAGAATTGCCAACCTGGCTGACTTCAAAAAGTTTGTCGCGGAACTCCGTGCCCGCGACCGCGAGACGGATGAAGATATGCGGGAGATTCGAATCTGGATCGCCGCGTACTTGCAACGTCGATGTGCCTGTGAATGCTCACAATGCCACACGGAAAGAAATAAACTGGCTCGCATGTTCGATGCCCTGCCCCTCGACCCGCCCGCTGCGTTTGGCCGTAGTAGGTCGATGGATGCGAGATTGAAGTCACAGGGGAAGCCACTCGACCCGCCCGCCGCCAGAAAAAGCGTTCTTGAAACTGCCACCTTGCATGAGAAGCAAGTAGCGTGTACCGACCTAAGCGATTTGCCGCCCGCCGAGGACAAGGTGTGCCCGAAGTGCGAGGGGAAGAAAACTATCTTCACTGGGCCTTTTACGGGCTACGCTAATTTGGAAACGTGCCCCGATTGCCGAGGAACCAGCAAGGTGGTGGAAAATAAAGGACAAAATGAATTTCCTAAAACGAATCCTTCGAAGTAAAATCGACCAGGTAAAATCGCAGTACAAAGACTGGCAAGACCCAAACAGGGAGGTGAACCCAGTGACTTGCGAAGAATTTTCACTTGAAGGAATAACTCCGGCGCTGTACGCCGGTTTTCTAGCTAAAGCAAAAGCCGCGGGAGTTAAATTTGACGGCGATCGCGCGGAAATCGATGGTATTGAACTTGATTTCAATTACGACGCCGTATCCGGAATTATGAACATTACTCCGGTCAAACACCCATTTTACGTAGGATGCGATCAGATACAGAACCACATCCAGAGCATTGTGGCAAAAGCCAAAGGAGCAATATGAGCTTTAAAACATTCTTTGAACACATCGGACGCGTCTTTAAAGTGGTATTCACAACCACGACCTGGGAGAAAACAGCTCTATCTACAATGAATTACGTGGAACCTCTGGTCATCGGTATCCTCAGCCTGACGGACCCCGCCATTGTCCCGCTTGTTTCCGAAATCATGGCCTTGGTCACCCGTGATATTAACACGGTGAAGACCGTAGTCCAGCAAGGAACTGTGGCCCCTGGAACGCCGGCGGCCGCCACCGTGGTCGCCGCGCTGCAAAGCGTGAAAGATAACTTGAATGGATTGCTGGACGAGGCGGAAATCAAGAATTCTATAAAACGGGAGCAGATTACTTCGATTGTGACACTCGTTAACCAGGAAGTTGACGCAGTTCTCGCCAACGCGCCTCTTGCAGGACAATCTGCTTAGAATTTCGGATCCAAATTTCAATAAGGTAGGAGGCCCTTGTCGCCAGACAGGGGCCTTAGACTTTCATGGAGTAAGTGCTTGCGTGGTTGGTTGCGGTTGTGTAAGGGGAGTCCCGCGGTGAGCCTGTTAGACCCTCAAAACCATACTCCTTGCTCCATTTGATTCGCTAGCCGGACAGCCCGATCGCCTACTTCCTGCGCCCAGAGTGAGTTTTGCATCTGCCTGGCGGCTTCACCCCAGTTCCCACGAGCCACAGCCATTGCCATTTGCTGGAACTCGTCAAACTTCTCAAGACCCAGGTTGAACATCATGTTGACAATAACGGCTTGGCGAATAGGGTCTAAGTTTGAAAACCACGGGAGCTGCTGTCTACAGGTATTCTCGGCCAGACGGATGTCGTTCTGGCATAAATAGTCAATTTCATCATCAGAAATTCCTCGATCTGTCAGGTTTCGCCCTACACCAATTGTGAGTTTGCCTTTGGTGTCGAGATATGGAAATTTTTTTCTTCCCTCGTCGCGATTTAATTGACTGAGTAGATCGGGGATTCCCATTTTAGTTCGCCTTAGGAGGTTGCTCGCCAGCCGAACCAGTAGAAGCTTTAGATCGGGAGTAGTTGGCGGCAAACAGATTCGCAAACTGAAAGAAGAACCGGTAGAATTTACCACTGGTAGAGTCGGGCATTTCAAGGGCTCCTACAAAAGCCGAAGCCGCGTGGTAGGCCGCCAGAGTCAATCCCGACATAACCATTGGGTGCTGTTGCAACTGGTTCCAAAGTTGAAGCATAGATTCTCCTTATTTATGTGGTTCTATCATATCTGCAATATACAACAACTTTATCTTACTGATCGGCTCCTCTTCCGCTAGGCAACGCAGTTGATATGAGATAAGACGTCCGAATTTCTTGCCGAGTCCATTTAAATCAGACTGTGACTTTCGGGCTTGT